CCGAAGCGCGTCTGCACTGACGTGTGGCCGGTCGAAGCACCGAAATGGTCTGGCATCACTCCGGCGTTGGCGGTCGGCACGCCAGCGCAAAGGGTGGATGCGTTACGGAGTGACGCCAGTGTGGTCGTCATTAACTATGATAATTTAGATAAGCTAGAGAATTTATCAGATTTTGATGGAGTTGTGTTTGACGAACTGACGCGGTTGAAAAACCCCAGCGGCAAACGCTTTAAGGCTTTGGAGAAAATGATGGCTACGATGAGGATACGTTGGGGGTTGACAGGTTCGTTTACATCGAACGGGCTTGAGGATGTTTTCGGTCAGTGCAAAATCATTGACCAAGGATTGTTGGGCCGCGCCAAGGGTGCGTTCCTGCAACAGTATTTTATCTGCACCAACCGAGAGTTCGGCCAGTGGATACCGGCAGCCGGCGCGCTCGAACAGGTGATGGCGCGGATCAAACCAGCGACGTTCGTGCTGGAGCCGGGCGAGTATAAGGACAAGCTGCCGCCGTGTCACGTCACAGAGTTGCGCGTCGCGCTGGACGACCGCAAGCCATACGAAAGAATGAAGCGTGACTATGTCGTGCGCTTCGGCAACGACCAGATCGTAGCGCAGAACGCCGCGTCGGTGACAACCAAGCTGCAACAGATGGCGTCTGGCTTTGTCTATAACCGTGACGCTGGACCGGGTTCGATATGGTTTAGCAGCCACAAGTTCGACCGGCTGGAAGAACTGCTGGCGGAGAACCAGCGGGCCAACACCATCGTCGCTTACACCTATCAGGAAGAGTTGGCAGAACTGAAGCGCCGCTTCCCGCACGCAAAGACGATGGACGACGCTAATGTCATCGAACACTGGAACGCAGGGCAAGTCGAGTTGCTGTTGGTCCACCCTAAGTCGGCAGGCCACGGCCTGAACCTACAGCATGGCGGCTGCCACATGGTGTTCCTGTCACTGCCGTGGTCGCTGGAACTGTACGAGCAGACGGTCGGACGCCTGCACCGCAGCGGCCAGACAAAGGATGTGTGGGTTTATGTGATGCTGACCGAGAAAACTATTGACGAACGTATATGGGCGGCGCTGCACGACAAGCGTGCAGTGTCCGACATAGCCTTAGAGGAATTGAAAAATGAGTAAGTTAAACTGGCGGTCGATGATTGCCGTGCTGTCTGACCTTACGGAAGACCAGCTAAAGCAGGCGTTGGACGTTGAATTGAAGACGCACAAGCGCCCAGCCATCGCCCGGCGGTTGCATCAGCGTTACTCTGCCATGCGGACGGCGCGGGAGCGTGTCGAGATTATGAAAGGGTTGAAGAAATGATTGACAATGAGAGCGACGCAGGGTCGTGGGCAGATGCTATGCAATTCAAAGCCGCTGTCGAGCCTGACCATTACAAGGCTGGCGGCATAGAAGCCATCGACTACATTCAGGCGAAGCTGTCGCCAGAAGAGTTCGCTGGTTACTGTCGCGGAAACGCGCTGAAATACATCAGCCGCGCTGGACGCAAGGACGCTGTCGGGCAGGAGATACGCAAGGCTATCTGGTATCTGGAGCGTTGGTACGACAGCCTACGCGTCCTCTAGCATCTCAGTTGTGACCATCACGCGGCCCACGGCACCGTACTTTTTATGGTACGTGATAGCCCAAGCTGCCCGGTCTGCGATCCAGCCGCCGCGCGCAGCATAGGCGTCACGCGCTGCCAGCGTAGGGTGTTGCACGATAGTCACACCGTTATATTCTTTTTCGTCGCGGTGATGGCGGTGGCCGCAGTGTATCTCGCGGCGCGTAGTGCGGCCCCACTCTTGCGGGAACTGCGCGGCGAATAGCAGCGGCAGGCTTTCGTTCCTGACTTTGTGGCCGTGGTGGACGCCCAGCATAGTGTTGCCCCACTCGAACACGTAGAACGGCAGGATGCTGTCGTTGACAGTGACGCGTGATTCTTCTTCGTAATGCACCGCGAACAGGTCGGCCAACCAGCCGGCGCTTTCCTCATCGTGATTGCCTTCGGCGATAATCAGATAGACTTCTTGATGGCGTTGCAGACAGATATTTACCAGTGAGCGGATGATGCGGATCGCTGCACGACGTATCTTGGGGAAGCGGCTGTCAGCGTCCAGAACATGTTTAGCTGTCGGCGTCACAGGTGTCTTGCCGTCGGTGTGCAAGAAGTCGCCTTGGATGTTGAGTACTCCTGTGTGTGCATTTGGGCTTTGATTGACCATCTGTATCAGCGCAGCGATGATGGTTTTCTCTGCCAGTGATACGTTCCAATCGCTGCCGCCCTCTTGATGCCATGCCAGCATACCAAGGTGGTAGTCGGTAAATGTGTACAGGTTGCATAGCTGCTCTTCAGAAGCCACTGGAGCAACAGTTGATACCGCGGGCGGTATCTCATCCTTGAAGCCAGCGATTGTCTCGCGCATGGCGTCCACGAGCGCCTGATGGCTAAGAGACGCCTTGACCCATTGACCCGATGGTTTACCTTCAGAGTTGTAGTAGGTCGATACACCCTTGGCGACAAAGCCTTCTGGTACGGGCCGAGTGAAGTCATGCTCTGGCGCATAGCCGAATTTTGCAGCCTTGCGCTTTACCGCAACATAAGTTTCGCTTGCGCCGCCTATATTGATGCCTAATTCAGCGGCTGCTGCCCTAGCACTTCCAAGACGTTCTATGGCTTCAAGAACTTGCTTCTGACGAGGCGTACAATATCTGTACAGATTTTCGTCTATTGATACAGTCGATGGCATTTACTTGCCTTTCGGGCAATCATCCTCACACAGACAGACAAAGACGCTGTTATGTGCTTCTATTTCCCTGACAGTTTCTGATGTATCTTTTGTTACATCGTAACTGATGGGTTTCGCAATAGCACAATAGCTATTGACGGGAACGGTCGAAACGGTCGCGCAGCCGCTCAGTACGCTCAGGATCAGGAATGGCAATGGCAGCTTCGCCAAGTTCGATTTGCTCGTTGATGGCATCGTTTGTTTCCTTAATGATTTCCTGACGCCCTCGCTGCTTCCAACGATGCTCTACCCAAGCACCCAACAGCTTGTTCAGAACACCCAGCAAGAGCGTCAGAAACTTCATTATGCGGCTGGCTTCTCTGCCAAGAACACGGCGGCTACGCCAGCCAGACCAGCCACGGCTGCTGAGATGGCAGTCCATTCAGCGTCAGACAAACCAAATGCCAGCGCAAGACCAGCAAAGCCTGCATAAGTGCTAGGCTCTTTCAAACGGTTTAGTAACCAAGATACAAAGTTCATATTACTTCTCCTTAGGATAAAACTTCCAAGGTAGTTCCCAATGCGGGCCATCCTTGAAAGCACGCCAATCGCCGCCCCATACGAGCGGGACTTTCTCATTCGCAGCGGCGGCTTTCACGATTTTAGCCAGCCAGTGATACAGCGGCCAATCCCATGATACTTTTCCGTCAATCATCGGCGCCAGATCGACAGCGTGGCCCGTGAGGTGACGCGAGTTCATTGTCTTTGATGCGCCCTGCCTGACCAACTGCACTTGGCGATCAGTGGTACGCAAGCCTTCCAGCACCGTAAAGTCAAGGTCGGACACGGCGGCGGCCTTTTTGACGACGCGCACCAAATCAGGATGGACGCCCTCAAGCCGCGACAAACTGCGTTGGCCTAGTATGATGCTCATGCGTTCATCTTCATTAAAATGCCGATCAGCAACACAATGATTGTGCCAGCCACAGACATGCCGACATTTTCAAGGCGCTTCAACCGAGCGCAAATACCATCATAACGCAATGCACAGATTTCCTCATGTGTGTTGAGCCGGGCTTCAGTTTGGTCGATGGTGGTCATTGTTAGCGTCTCATAGCATTAAGATTTTGAAACCGTTTATCTTTAGGTATCCTGCCGTATATCGGTACGGGGTAGCCTTCAGAAAAGTCAACATCTACCAGCGGTTCGCCGGTTTCAGGATCAAAGTCAGGGAACTTAAACTCTTCGCCCAGCGTCTGCGGCGTGATGCCTGCCACACCGGTCTGCACCACGGCTTGCTGTCTGGCGGCAGATGGCGCCTGCGAACCATACAGAAGTTTGTTTACATATTCTTCAGCGGGGCGCACTCGTAACAACTCGCCCGCTTGGCGCGGAGACGCCAACGCAGGAACTAAGTTACGCATGGTGTTCTCCGATGCTTTTTGCGCCGCCCGGACGCCAAACTCTTGCGCCGCTATGCCGCCGCCGTAAACGTGCGGTAGGCCACCCAATACACGGGCGCCTGCCGTGAAGACGTTTGGCACGGTCGGCTCCAACATACCGCCGACATTAGTTGTAACGCCTTGCTTAAACGAAAGACGCTGCGACTGAGGTAAATCCTCAAGGCCCGTCTGCGACACGGCACGTTGCGCTTCAATATCGCGGCCCAGCTTATTAGCCGTAGCTAAATCCGCGCCCTGCATTTCTACGTTGATATCGAACCGACCCGGACCTAACTTGCTTTCGACAAAGTCGGGGTCTTCACCAGCCATTACTTTGGCAAATCTTGCTTCAGGCAGCTTGGCAAGTTCACGCTGAAGCTGTTGGCGCTCGATACCTTTCATGCCTTCGGCAAAGGTATTCAGATAGTTTTTCCAGCCCACGCCGCCTGCCGCTTCGATGGCTTCATCGATTGGCTTCTGTGCGGCTGCGATAAGTTGAGATGTCCCCGCACGTAATGCTTTAGGGTCGGTCGTGCCTAGGATGCTGGACACAAACGCGCCCATTTCGCGGCGTGCCAAGTTAATTCCTTGGGCATCAATGACGCCACCAAACTTAGCTGCGCGGCGCTCCAGATTGTTTGCGAACTCCGACAATATTTTAAAACGGTCAGGGCTGACAAACTGCGCCTTATCCGCTTCTGCACGTAAGTTAGTTACGACCTGTGAAATATCTAGCGGCGCCAGACCTTGCGCGCGCAAGTTAGCCGCGACTTCTTCTGCTGATCGGGCGTCTTCCAGATACTGACTTATACGAGCATCAAAGTTCGGGTCATTCATATACCGCGCTGCTGAGTCCAGTTCAGATTGCAACGCGGATCGCGCGCGGGCAGCGGCTTGCTCAGATGGAATGATTTGTGTGCGCCCAATATCGGCAGCGCCTAACGCTCGTTCGCGCATCGGACCTGTTACATCCTGCAACGCCCTTTTAGTTTCCGCTATGTTGCTAACAGCTTCTGTTTGTGTTCCGCCACCGCTGATAACTTCACGCATACGTTTTTGTCCCGCGGCGCGCTGTTTCGCTACGCGGAGAAGCGGGGCTGCTTCGGTGCTTGCACTAGCAATCTGGGTAGCCGCAGCCAATTCAGGCGTGAGCAACCCCCGCGACGCCAGAAACTCAGCCGTGTTGGCTTTGATGTTTTTTGGTGCGTTCCGCAGCGCCTTTTCAATTTTGGTTGCGTTTTGGTCAATTACCTCACGCAAGATTTCAGCAGCGCGGACGGCGCCAGCGCGGCCAGCTAGGACATCATATGTTTTACCTGCGCCAAACTTGAGCATGTGGCCGAGGACAGGCACAGTAGCGCCAGCCAACGCTGCATCTGTCAAATCTTGATCGGTAGCAGCGGCAGCTATAAGGCTTGAAATAGAACCGCCAGCAGCACGAAGCCCGACACGCGCTTTGCGTGATCCGGCTATAATCTTACCTTCTTTTACCGCCGCCTTTGTTGGTTTAGCTACTCGCGTACCGCCGGACGTTACGGCTCTGCCTACTTTCTCTACTACGCCGCCTAACCGCGGCGCGACTTTAGTAAGCGCCCTACCGCCAAGCTGCGTAACCGCGCCGCCGCCCATCGTAAGCGGGATTGTTCCGGCAATTTCACCGCCGAGTTTGCCGCCAGCAAAGGTCATGGGGTTGGCCTGTTGCCGTTCAGCAGCAAATTGCGCTAACCGTTTTTCAATAGCGGCTTCTCTAGCTTTGTATTTTGGCCCCTTTGCGTAGCTAAACGGGTCAAGATAAGACAGCGTCTCAGCAATCGGTTTCAGCCCGCGCTCAAACCCAGATACAGCAGACGCAATCTTACTGCCAGTGGCGCGAAGCGCGCTCTTCTCGTCTGCACGCTGTTTCGCTTGCTGCCGTGTGTAACGCTCTTTAGATGTCTCGACGTTAAACCGACGCCGAATTTCAGCCTGCGTAGCAGGGCTTGCGCTGCGGTACTCTGGTAGCGTAGCTACGCGGCGGTCAAAGATAGCCTGCTTTGTGGCCGCATTGGCGTTGATGTAGTTCGGGTCTTTTAGAATATCTAGCGGGCTAGGCATATTACATACCCCTTAGAAGCGGGTTATTTCGGTCTACCTTAGTTGATGTGCGCCTTTGAGGTAAGTCTTTAGAACTTATGTAACGGTCTGAAACCTTCGGCACTACTAACCGCAGCTTCGGGTTTTCCTTCAGCACCTCACCGTACACGCCGTCATATTCGCGCTGGGCGCTCTGGTATGTGCGGTACAGTTTACGGCGCATATCTATTAACTCAGCATCAAACGTAGCTGGTTCGCCTGTCTGAATTAGTTTGCTGGCCGCTTGCTCTACGATCTTGGCGTCCTTATCGGTCGGGTTAGCGCCGACCGGCGATGCGCCAGTTTCGGTAGACTTACGCATATCAATCAACGACGTAAGCGTAGCAGTATTTTTAATCTTATCAACAGCAGCCTGTGCGTCAGCGCGCGCGCCGGTCTGCAAAAGCCGAGGTAAATTACCTTCAATCGGACCGACAATGGAGAAACGGTTGGGGTTACGCAACAACTCGTCTATGGTGTTGATGCGATCAACTACCTCGTTGAGTATCCCTTCCGTAGCGTATTTTGCTCTTGTCGCTGTTGACTTTAGTTCGATAGCGCGCTCTGCTGCCTTAGTCGCCTTTGCAATTTCCGGCGCCATTCGCAATTCTACATCCTTGGTAGCTTGCGCTTCTACCTGTTTTTCCGCGCCAAGGCGGCCCAAAGGCACCACCGATGATCCGGGCGCTATTGGTTGATTTGGGTTACGCATTTGAAGCGGTGTGCTTGTGCGCGCCTGCGCCAGCGTCTGTTCCATTGGCGGCGCACCGCGCAGGCCAGCGGTCTGCGACTGCATAGGCTCACCACGGTAAACAGCAAACTGCGACTCCGGTGTCCGACCGTCATACGACATCGGTGACACTTCAAAGTCGGCTGGCGCCCCACGCATTTGATTGTCAGTTACGCCGGGCGTATTTGGCGTCACTTGGATGTTGTTCTGCTGCACCCACGCTGCGATCTTGGCGCGACTTTGTGGCGGGGCAATCGAAATGATTTTATCGTAATCGGATTTGGACATGACGCCCGTCTCCAACGCCGATGCTACTACTAGGCCAAGCGAACCCGGTTCCGCAGCAGCGGTCGATTGCGGCGCGGCGCTCATGGGCGCAGCAGCAACAGGCGCCCGCGGCGCAACAGATGTTTCAGGCGCGTCATATACGGCGCGTTGCTCAGGGTTAAGACCGCCGACAACAACTGACCTAGGCAGTCCTTCTTTAGAAAGTTCCAAGCTGGCAACTGGCGTTGCAAGCGAATATTTGAGTACGTCGTCGGCCTTTGCAATAGTAAGAATTTTTGAGTTTTGGTTCCACTCGTCAGGAAGCGGCAACTCATTTTCAAACGCAGGGATGTTGGTGATAATTTCCTGACGTAAGATGCCGTATCGTGCTTTATCCGCTGGGTTAATAGTAGCCAGCCTGTCCCGATATTGCGCCGTTAAATCTTTAAGATAACTTAACTCTTTTTCGCGGATAGTCGCCGTTTGCGTTTGCACTGCACGCTCTTCAGCAGCCCGCGCGAAATCCATTTCCTGCGCTAAACGCTCTGCTTGACGTTCAGCCGCGCGCTGCTGCGCCACTGTGTTTAGCATCTGGCCCATCTGCGCGGTTACGCGCGCCGGATCGGGAAGCTGTGGGTTGCGCGCCTGAAGGGCTATCATTTGGTTTGCCATGTTCAATTAACCTTTTGGGATACCGCCGGGAGCGCCGCTATTGTAATATTTCATCAGAGCGTTCTGCATTGGATAGTTTGTCGCAATACTGCCAACCTGACCAAGTGCTTGGTTCAGCGCGTTAGCCGAGCCGATGTAGCCAGATGCACGCGCAGCGCCAGCGTTATACAGGTTCGATGCTTCGTTCTGGCCCATCTGTCCTGCGGCGCCTGTAAGCACGTTGGTGGCTGACTGACCTGAACCCATCAGCGATTGCAGCGGATTAAGGCGTGCTGCGCGCTCGACCTGATAGCGGTTAAACGCGTTCTGATATTCTTGGCTGGCTAAGTCTTGGCCGAAACGCTGCACACCCTTCAAGGTGGAGCCGGACAGCAGATTGCCGCGTGCGGCTGCCGACCGCTCTAGCGCCTTCATACCTTCTGCTTGGCGGAAAGCATAGCCGGGGTCTTGCTGGAATTGATCAGTACCAAAGGCTTTCGCCATGCTGCCGTAACCGGGCGCGGTCTTGTCCCCGCCGATGCCCAGCAACTGCATAATCTCTTGCTGTGCTGTTAAGCCACCTTGGCGAAACGGCTCTTGCAGTTCCGTCTGCCGCTGAAACATGCGCTCCTGCGCTGATGTTGCGTCGCGTGCGGCCTGCTCTTGCACCCTAGATGCTTTTTTAGCGGCGCTAGACGCAATCACTCCGCCGCCGATTGCGCCTGCGGCGCCGATCCCTGCTGCGATTACTGCTGGTGGCATTTCGGTAACTCCATCTTATACAGGTCGTATGCGGACCCAAGTGTATATATCATCTCACCTGTGGGTTGCATACCCCCCTTGCGCGCGTACATATACACGCTAGGGGCGTTAGGGGCAATCCGTGCCCACAGAGTCTCAGCACCGTTTTCTACGGCAAAGTCAATAGTAAATTGACGCGCCTTAGCAGCCCACTTACCGCGGCCTTTCGGCAATATCATCACATGCACTTCGTATACGTTGGGTGATGTCCACGCCAACACGTAACCGCCATGCTCACCCATTAAAAACCAGTTCTTGTCGAACTGGACCGCATCGGTAAAATCTAACTCACCTAAACTCGCCGCGCCTATAAATGGGCGGACATCGGGATGGTTAGCCACCCCGTTGATCCGTTCCACGTCAAAGCAGCGTTCAAGCATTAGCTAACCAGACGGCCTGACGCGCGGATGTTGATAGCCGACGCCGTGCCAGCGATGGTGCTGATGAAGCCATTGTTAGGCAGCACATGGCCGACCAGTTCAGGAAACGTATAGGTTTCGGATGGCTGGAGCGTTTTGGTCTTGACAATCAAGTTATCGTTACCGGCACTGCCCGCAGCCGTCACAAGGTTGATGCTAATCGTCGCCGCGCTGGCGCTGTAATTAGTCGCGGTAAACTTGTCGATGATCGTCTGCACGCCGTTCGACGTGTACTGTGTAGTTTGCGTGTTCTCCGCCGTCTTGGCAGGGATGATGTTACTAATGGTTACGGCCATATCTGATTCCTTAATACAGCAAGTTGTTAAACGAAGCGGCTTGCATAATAACCCAATTTGTGCCGTTTGACACTAGGGTAGCCCAATTTCCAGACACGTTAAGCAAAATTGACGTTCCGGCTGCGCCACCACCCTGCGGTACGACGTTGCTGGACGCAGAGTCAAGGTTCTGGTTTTGGTTGTTCTGGAATGTAAGATAGCGCCCGACATTGGTTGCAGCGGCTGGCAGCGTGACAACGCAAGTCGATCCAGACTTGTTGTTGATGATCCATGTCTCATTATACGCGACCGTGAAGTCAGCCGTCTTAGTGACAGGTCCGGTCAATGCCGGTATCAGCGCCCGTATAGCTATCTCATCTAGCGGTGGTGGTGACAGGGCCAGCGCCTGAAGGCCGCTCTGCACCACAGCCAAGTCAGACGCGGACGCGCCGTCAGGCTGCGTCTCTGTGGTCTGCGCCAG